ACCCACAGGGCCGTGCGCGCATCATTCAATACATCACGGCAACTTCAGTGAAGGCCGTGACCGAATACCCATTCTTTGACACCAGCAACATTGCCCAGGGCAGCTGGGAGATTGAATCAGGCTATGAAGATGTGTGGAGCTCCGGCAAGGGCTGGCCACGCACAGTGACCTTCCATGAGGGCCGCCTGTACTTCGGTGGCTCCAAGTCACGCCCATCCACAATCTGGGGCAGCAAGATCGGCATCTTCGATGAGTTCATGCCTACCGAGGCATTTGATGATGATGCTGTTGAGGCAACGCTGGACACCAGCTCGCTCAACGTGATTGTGGACATGATCTCTGGCCGTGACCTGCAAGTGTTCACCACGGGCGCTGAGTTCTATGTGCCGCAGTCTGGCACCGATCCGATCACACCGCTCACGCTGACATTTAAGGGCGTAAGCCGCAATGGCATCAAGCCAGGCACCCGCGTGCAATCGCTGGAGTCGGGCACGGTCTACATTCAGCGCCAGGGCAAGTCGATCAACGAGTTCCTGTTCTCTGACACGCAGCTGACGTATGTGACGCAGCGCATCTCATTGTTGTCTGGCCACCTGCTCAAAGCACCGACCAGGATGGCCTTGCGCCGTGCGACCAGCACAGACGAGGGCGATCTGCTCCTGATGGTCAATGACACCGACGGCACAATGGCTGCGTTCAGCATCATGCGTTCGCAGCAGATTACTGCCCCGTCCGAGTTCATTACCGATGGATTGTTCAAGGATGTCAGCGTTGATGTGACCGACATCTATGCTGTGGTCAAGCGCACATTCAACAGCACAGACAAATATTTTGTCGAGCTTTTTAGCTTTGATCGTTTTACCGACTGCGCATTTGTTGGTGGCGCTGCCTCTGGTGCAACTAGCCTGCCACACATTGGTGAGTCACTGAACGTGATCTGTGACGGTGTGCCGCAAGGAAACGAGACTGTCAGTGCTGGTGGAGCTGTCACGTTTGACCGTGCAAGCACTGCCAGCTATGAGGTCGGTCTGCCGTTCACTGTGTACGCCAAGACCATGCCGGTTGAGATTAAACTTCAGACTGGCACGCGCATTGGCTTCAAGAAACGAATTGTTGAGATCAACGCATTGGTCGACAATACGCAGCATTTGGAATTGAACGAAAACCCTGTGCCGTTCCGCACGTTTGACAATCCATTGCTGGATGACCCAGAGCCGACTTACACTGGAAGCAAGCGCGTCAATGGCGTGCTTGGCTACAGCCGAGAAGCAAGCATTGAGATCTCTCAGAGCTTGCCGCTGAAAATGACTTTGCTGGGTCTTGAGTACAAGATCGCGGTGACTGGGGGTACATAATGTTTGAGGGTTTAAATTTCTCTGGCGTCGACTACAGTCTGAGCGGTGGCTTTTCTGCGCCGTCTGGCTTGGGTATCAACGCCAGCAACATCACTTATGACTTGAGTGGTGGCTTCGGATCTACAGCTTCATTGTCTGGCATCGATGCTTCGGCTTATGCGTTTACAGACCCAAGCGCCTACAAAATCGGCAGCTTTGACTACAGCGTGTTTTCTGGCTTGGACACATCAAGCGGCTTTGACTGGGCCAGCATCATCAATGCCGGAAGCAAGATTGGATCGACCGTGGCTGGCGCTGCTGGCTCGGCATTCAATGCTTTGCAAACTGGTGTCAATGCGGCTGCACCATATCTGGCATTGGCTTCTGCCATCACCAGCGCTGGCGCTCAAAAGACTGCGGCAATCTACCAGCAAGGACTGTATGAGGTGCAAGCTGTTGACACACTGCGCCTGGCACAGATCCGCACTGACCAGGATCAAAAGTATGCTGCCATTCAGGCCGGCCGCAAACTGTTGTCCGCTGAGCGCCAAGCTCTGAATTACACAATCCAAGGCAACACACTTCTGCGCGGCATGGAACGAACAAACGCGGCTGTGCGTGCGCGTGCTGCTGCCAATGGCATTGTGTACAACGAAGGATCTGCTGCAGCCATCCAAACGGCAAACGTTGGCGCTGTTTACCGCGACGTCGGCATGTCAGACTTGAATGCTTTGACCGCAAGGATCATGGGCTTCGAGGACGCTGGCGCAATGATCTTGGCCGCCAAAGAGCAGGCCGAGTTGACCATGGGCGCAGCCGAGGCTCAAGCAAACCAGTTGCGCCTGGCTGGCCAATTTGCTGTGGACAGTGGTGGCTTGCTGTCTGGCGCCACGCTTCTGCAAGGTGGTCTGAATTTCGCTCAGACTGTTCGCAACCCATTTACACCTTAAACCATGGCAGATCTACCACTTCTCCAATCAGGCCGAGTTGAGGCAGCTGGCATTCCTGGTGCTGTGTTGCCGACCGTAAATGCACCGCAAGTTGACTATGTCGGCTTGAAGGCTGGCGCTCAGTATCAAAACACTGTGTCGCAAACCCTTGACCGTTTGAGCAATCAATTGTTTGGCATTGCCAAGACGGCAGCCACAGAGGCTGGTTTGCAGTACGCTGCAGACAACCCTTTGACCGACGAGCAGCTGCAGGCGGCCAAGACCGGCAATATGGAGTCGCTCAAGATGGGCGGCCCATTAAACGTGTTTGACCAGGCAGTGCGCAAAGCCAGATCATTTGAGCTGTCAAGCACATTTGAAATGGAAGCACGAAGCCAAATGACTGGCATGCTGACGGCCGTTGAAATGGGCAAGGCCACGACTGAGCAAGTGCAGACCAAGCTGACATCAATGATGGATGGCTTCAGCCGAAGCCTGGCTCAAGTTGACCCAGAGGCGTCGCTCAAGTTTCGTGCGACCAGCGCCACCATGGGCAACACCGTGCTGGCCAAGGCCGCCGAGTTTGAAATGAAGCGCGAGAAAGCTCAGCGCCTGGCCAAGTTTGATGCTGACTTTGACAACAGCACAAGACTGCTTGAGGCTGCTGTGTCGCAGGGTTTTTGGGTAGATCCAAACACCCAGCAAAAACGCAGTATTGAAGAACTGGCCGATGTGTACCGCCAGACAATCACCACCAGCGCTTTGCTGCTTGGCGATGCCACAGTGCAAAAGAGCTACAGCGACAAGTTTGAAGCTGCACTCAAGAATGCCAAAGTCAACGCGGTGACAAAGTTCCTGCTGACTGACGAGACTTCAATGGCCGACCCAGAAGCCACATTGAAAAACATCCAGATTGGCAATGTCGGCAAGATGACCGACGTCGTCAAAGGCATGCTGATGACAGACTTTGCCTCAATCGAGAAGGTGTCCGCCAATTACATGGTGGCAGTCAACGCACGCAACACAGCGATCAATCAAAAGATCAACGCCGACAAACGTGTGAATGAGCAAAAGGCTGTCGACTTATTGGAGCAGATATTCCCGCTGCCAGAGGGCAATGCCAAGCGCCGCGACCTGGTCAACCAGTTGATCGCCTTGCCTGCCGGAGCTGTACCCATTGGCACGCTCAAAGACTTGCTAGAGCCAAACAAAGAAGGCAACCCAGCTGTCGAGTTCAATTTGCTGAACGGCATCTACAACGGCACGATTAACCGGCCAGACCAGATCTGGGGCATGGTTGGCAAGGGCATCAATGGCAAGCAAGCTGTTGGTGCTTTGAAGCTGCTGCAGTCTGAAGACCGCCGCGACCAGGGCGACCTGGATCGTGGCTTGGCCAAGCTGGCCGGCATCCCCACAATGCCAGGTTCTGTGACCGTGCTTGACCCCAAAGGCACTGAGTTCCAGCGCCTGCAACGTTTGCGTGTTGACGCGCAGCAAGTGCAATCTCAAGCCGCCATCGAAGGCAAAGTGTTGACGCCACGCATGGTGCTGCAACAGCTTGAGGTTAAGCTCGAAGAAAGCCGCAACACTGAGCAGGCCAAGGCAGCACGCACAGCATTGACAAATGTCTGGGAGAAAAAGGCAAACGGCCCAATCACACGCGACACATTGCCAGCGCTTGAGAAGAGTGGCAAGCTCAAGCCTGCTGAGATCACACAAGTCAAACGCCTGCTCGACCAGGCAGAAGGGAATCAGTAATGGCCTATAGCCCGGTCGAAAACAAATATTTGTCAGCACTGACGTCGCTGCAATTCCCTGATGAGCAGCCGGCGCCAGAAGTGGCAGCCGCGCCAGAAAAGCCAATGGCTCCTGGCCAGCGACCTGGTGACATCCTGGTGGCCGAGGTTGGTTCTAGGGGTTTACCCCAGCAAGCATACAGTGGCCGTTACCCAGACACGATCAAAGCCATTGAGCAGTCTACGTTTGAAAAAGCCATGCAGAACGCTGGCATTGGCTTAGAGCAGGCTGGGCGCTTTCTTGACAGCCTTGGCCAGGTAGATGTGCCTGTCCTTGGAAAAATCAGCCTGGCTGATTTTGTGCCGTTTGTGGGCACCGCCAAAGAAGGAACGCGCAGCGTGCTTGGCGAGGCGCAATGGCAAGGCACGCCGATGGCTTTGCAGCAGGCTGGCACAGGCCAGTCGCTAACCCGTGGCACTGGTTTTGCCAGACGCATGACTGAAGATGCGTCACTGGCTGCAATGGATGTGGGTCTCAATGCGGTGCCTGTCGCAAAGTCTGTCATGGCGGCTGGCAAAGCGCTGGCACCCAAAGCAGCCGAGATGACAATCAACGCGCTGGAAAAGACAGGCATGCCAGTGCGTGGCCTCGGCATTGTCGAGCAAGCGCCACAGCTTGCTGTTGAGCGAGTGCCTGGAGTTAAGCCGGGTGATGAGCTTATTGTTCAACACAATCTGACTGCCAGCAACTTGCTGAAGGCTGACAAGCTGGGTGGTCTACCAGTGCCATCGCTTGCCATCTCAAAGGTCGGCGCACCACTTGAAAACTTCGGCGAGATCACGCTGATCGCGCCAAGAGAGATGGCCAGTCCGTCTGCCAAAAATCCTGTTTTTGCGTCTGACGCATACACCAAGCGTTTCCCGACAATCGACTACCAGATTGACAACAAGAGCCAGAAGACGTTGAGGAGCCTTCTTAGTGATGTAGCCGAGAAGATTCCTGGTGGTGACTACCAAGTTGATCGACTCCTAGACAACTGGAATGACCGCAAGTATTCACAAATCTTAAGGGCAAAGTTCTTGGATGAACGCGGCGCCCTGCCAAACAAAGCGGACTTTGATGAGTCATGGAAATTTGAAAGCGAATTGCAGAAACGTGTGAATGACAACAATTCAGAGTTCACCGACTGGTTGGCTAAGTTTGACGACTCACTTGCTTCCAATGACGTAAATGTCAAGGAACGAATTTTTAAAGGCTATACATACAGCGGCAACCGTCGCTACGCAGAAGTCAACTTGACCAACCTGGTCAAAGAGATGAAGGGCGGTGCGGGTGAAGAGGGTTGGAACTATGGTGTTTCAAGCCTTCGCGCTGTTGCAACTCCAAAGTTCAAGACATTCAGCCAGATCAAGGCTTCACGCGACAAGATCATTGACAAGCAATCAATGGAGTCTGTGAAAGATAAGACCCGTGAGGCATACGAGTCGCTGCTTGACCGTCTGCATAAAATCAATCCGCAGTACGACTCTAGCGATGCGCTGCGCGAAGTTGTTGAAACCAAGAACGTCAACTCGCTTGACCGTGAATATGATGCGCCGCCCGAGCTGAAAGCTGACATTGGCCTGTTTATTCAGAAGCTGAAGACGCTGCCATCTGAATACTTTGAGATTAAGCCGCAGCGTGCTGTGTCGCTTGAAGAGTTCAAGGGCGCGATCATTCCAAAAGACACACCCCAAGCTGCGCGTGAAGTTCTCAAGAAAGCGGGTATCACTGACATTCACGAATACTCAACTCCAGAGGAGCGCAAAGGTTTGTTCGATAAGTTTGGCAAGGAAATGTTTGCGACCATGCCAGCGGCCCCGCTAGTATCTGAGACAATGCAGGACAAGGAGAAGAAGTAATGGCCATTCAACCCCTTGACCAACGCTTGAGCAGCATCTTGCCAGCGGCTGCACCAGCTGCAGCGCCAGCAGACCCGACACAGTTAGAGCCCATGCCTGCCGAGCAGGCGCAAACGGGCACAGAGGCAACCCTTACCGATAAACCTGGCACTCCCAGCATGTCGGAAGGCATACAGATCGCTGGCCCTGTCGATGCCGCTCTTCGCAAACTGATCACCCGCCAGGGCACCAAGGCCGAGCGCAACCTGGTGCCAGAAGCTGCGCGTGCAGTTGAAGGCACACTGCCCGATGCAGCCAAGGCCGGTCGCTACAAGCTGATCCCAGAAGCTGACCAAACCCTGACAGACACTGTTGGCACAGCTGTCAGCCGCCGCCAGGCGCAAGGCGCTTTGATTGGCAAGCCAAGCCCCAGCACAGAAGAGATTGCTGCCGGTGTCAAGGTTGAGCCGTTCAATTTGTCGCAGTACCAGAATCACGACGCTGCTGGCATTGTGGCCGGTGTGGCTGATGCACTGAACATCAGAACCAAAGCTGTAACCTTTGACGAGATCAAAGCCAAGGCTGCAGAGTCTGGCATTGGCGAGTCGTTCCTGACACGCCTGATCGGCAGCGACGGCAGAATGATGGCCAACGCTGTTGAGACCTATAAAGCACTGGAAGTTCTGGAGTCCAGCGCCAATGAGCTGGACAAGCTGTTCAAGCTGGTCAACTCTGGCATGGCCACCGATGCTGACAAACTCATGCTGCGCCAGCAAGTGGCTTTCCATGGCTTGATCCAAAAGGGCGTGAAGGGTATCCAGACTGAGACAGCCCGTGCCCTGGCAGTCTTTCGCATTCCCCGCGACGGCAATGCCCAGGTCATTCGCCAGGTGCTGGAAGAGTACGGCGGCGATGGCGCATTGCAAGACATGGCCCGCAGCTACCTGTCCCTGGAGTCACGCGCTGCTCAGAATGCCATGATCGAGAAGTCGATGATGTCTGGCGTGAAGGATGTCTGGTTCACCACTTTCATCAACGGCCTGCTGTCCTCACCTGTGTCGCACGCCAAGAACATTGTGTCCAACACCATGTTTGGTCTGTACCAAATCCCCGAGCGCATGGTCGCGGCCATGTACGGCAACGTGCTGCCAACAGGCGTGCGCAGCTGGAAGTCTCTGGTGCCAGGCTCCGAGGCCGAGAAGGTCGGCATGGACGAAGCGCTCACGATGGTGCAGTCGCTACGCAATGGCATTGTTGAGGGCATGCAGCTGGCCAGCACTGCCTGGAAGAACAACGCGCCTAGCGACTTGATGACCAAGATCGAGATGCAGCGTGGCGGTTATGAACCCACAATCAGCTCTGGTGCGTTTGGCATCGAGCAAGACAAGTGGCTGGCCAAGGCGCTGGACTTCTACGGCACAGCTGTGACCATTCCTGGTCGCGCACTGATGACCGAAGATGAGTTCTTCAAGGGTGTGCTGTACCGCATGGAGCTCAACACCCAGATCACCCGCCGTGGCAAGGTCGTCTACCGCGAAGGCGTCGAGGCTGGCTTGTCTGAGACAGACGCCATGGCCAAGGCATCGCTTGAGATCGAGGGCTTGTTCCAGAACCCACCGCGTGATCTGGACGAAGCAGCCATGCTGTTTGCCCAGAAAGGCACATTCACTGCCGAGCTGCCACCTGCATTGAAAAACCTGCAAGAGGTGTTCAATCACCCAGCGCTCAAAGTGATTGTGCCGTTCTTCAAGACACCGGCCAACATTGGCCTGCAGGTGATCGAGCGCACACCGTTTGCACCGCTGTCTTCGCAGTGGCGTGAAGAGCTGGCCAAGGGCGGCATCTACCGCGACATGGCCCTGGCCAAAGTCACGCTTGGATCAGCAGTCCTGGCTACCTACGCAGCCCTGTCTGCCGAGGGTCACATCACTGGCCGTGGCCCAGAGCGCAAAGCAGACCGCGAGGCCCTGATGCGCGACGGCTGGATGCCCTACTCCATCAAGGTTGGCGACACTTACTACAGCTATCAGGGCATGGAACCAGTCTCCGCGCTGATGGCCATCGCTGCCGATTACGCTGAGTATGCCAAGCACGAACCCGATGCCAGCAAAGTGGAAGAGGTGTTCCTGGGCGCGACGTATGGCTTGTATGAATACCTCAAAGAGCAGCCCTATTTGCAGGGTATTGCTGACGTTGCCAAGCTGATTGGCACCAACCAGCAAGGCGCTGTTGACGGCAAGAAGATTGTCGATGGCCTGGTGAAACAGTTTGGCGGGTTTGTCATTGGCGGCTCACCAGCTGGCGTTTACAGCTCCCTGGTCGCTGGTATCTCACGCTTGTCTGATCCAACCAGGAAGGACACCCGTGCAGACCCCGAGCTGCCAATGGGTGTGCGCGGCTTTGTCGAGGCATTCAACAAGTACAAGTCGCGCCTGCCTTACTTCAACTCCGATCTGCCCGAGGCATTGAACCTGTGGGGTGACCCGGTGCTGACATCGCGTGGCAACCCCATGGAGCTGGTGCTGCCGACCCGCGTCAGCCCTGCTCAGTTTAGCCTGGTTGATGACGCCCTGGTGCGCATTGGCTCACCCGTTGGCATGCCCGACAAGAAGGTCGATGGCGTTGAGATGACGGCTGAGCAGTACAACCGGCTGCTGACAATCTACGGCAAAGAGCTGCCATCCAAGCAAGGCATCATGGACGTGATGATGTCCCCAGGGTTTACCCTGCTGTCATTGGATGACCAGCAAAAAACCGTGCAGTCGGTTCACAGCAAATACATGCAAGCAGCTCAAAGCCAACTCAAGCAAGAAGACCCTGCGCTGCAGGCGCGGATCGCTGAGCTGCAAGAATTACGCAAGGCCAATGGCCTCTATTACAAACCTTGAGAAAAACGTACAATTTCCATTAGGAAGGATTGAGATATGCCGATTCCAATTTCAAACGTAACCCGTCGAGTTGTATACGCAGCCAGTGGCACTGGCCCGTATGCGTTCACCTTTGAGATTCTGGCGAACACTGACATCGCTGTTTACAAAGACGACGCGCTCTTGACGCTGACCACCGACTACACGGTGACCATTGCATCGAACGGCACGGGCTCAATCACCCTGGTGGCTTCGCCCACTGGCGCAACTCAGATCGCCATTGTCGGCAACCGCACCATTCAGCGCACTACAGACTTTGTGACTGGTGGCGACTTCTTTGCCAACACTGTCAATGATGAAATGGATCAGCAGACGATCTTTGCGCAGCAGAATGCTGAAGGTTTGCAGCGCGCATTGCAAGCGCCACAGACTGATCCGACAACGATCAATATGGTGTTGCCGCGTGCCACACTGCGTGCAAATAAGGTTTTGTCATTTGACTCAACAGGCAATCCAAACGCGACTGAATTCATTGGTTCAAACCGTGGTAACTGGACAAGTGGCACGCTGTACTATGTCCGAGACATTGTCAAAGACACAAGCAACAACAACATTTACCAGTGCTCAACGCAGCACACAGCCTCTGGTTCACAGCCAATCAGCACAAATGCTGACTCAGGCAAATGGGCTTTGTTGGTAGATGCTGCATCAGCTACTGCAGCACAAACGGCTGCTGAAGCTGCACAAGCTGCGGCTGAAACAGCAGAGGCAAATGCTGAGACAGCAGAAACAAATGCAGAAACTGCAGAAACAAACGCGGAGACAGCGGCAACCGCTGCTGCCTCAAGTGCTTCAGCTGCTTCGACATCCGCATCAAACGCATCAAGCTCAGCCAGTACGGCAAGCACTGCAGCGACCAATGCTGGCAACAGTGCGACAGCTGCAGCAACAAGTGCAACAAATGCAAGCAACAGCGCCAGCGCTGCCAGCACATCAGCCAGCAATGCAAGCAGCTCGGCATCATCGGCCAGCACGTCGGCATCCAATGCCAGCACATCTGCGACCAACGCGGCCAATTCTGCAACAGCGGCATCAGGCAGCGCGTCAACAGCCAGCACACAAGCAACAAACGCAGCAAGCTCAGCAACTGCTGCAGCCGGTAGCGCAACAAGCGCAGCATCAGCACAGACAGCGGCCGAAGCTGCACGTGATGCAACGCTGGCGGCGTATGATAATTTTGACGATCGCTACCTTGGCGCAAAGTCAAGCGACCCAACTGTCGACAATGACGGTAATGCATTAGTTGCTGGTTCTTTGTATTTCAATACTGTTTCCGGTGGAATGAAAGTCTACACAGGCAGCGCATGGGTTGCAGCGTACATTTCAGGTTCTGGCTACCTGGCTGCCGCAAACAATTTATCTGATGTTGCTGACACTGCAACTGCCAGATCAAACATTGGCGCTGGCGATGTTGTCGGCCCTGCATCTTCTACTGACAATGCTTTCACTCGCTTCGATGGCACTACAGGTAAGTTGATTCAGAACTCTACTGGTGCAACATTGAGTGATACTGGTGGCGCTACTTTCACAGGTTCTGTGGATGTTGCAGGTACTTCTACAGCAGGTTCTAACATCAAGCTGTATGAAGATACTGACAATGGTACTAACTATGTTGCATTTAAAGCACCAGACACTATCGCTGCCAATGTAACTTGGACACTACCAAGTGCTGATGGAACTAGCTCACAAGTATTGTCAACCAATGGCTCTGGCACTTTGTCATGGGCTACTGCTAGTGGCTCAAGCCAATGGACAACTAGCGGTTCTGATATTTACTACAACACAGGCAAGGTGGGTATTGGTACGAGTACACCTGCTACAAAACTTGATGTTAAAGGCAATTCAAGTGCAGAAAATTTTATTACTTTAACAAATGGTAATACAGGCAATTATTCTAATGGCATTAAAGGAATAGATGCTTCTGGAACTCTAAATGCTGTAATGAGATTTTCAAGTTTTGATAACTCAATTCTTTGGTCACAAGGTACTTCTGATACAGAAGTAGGACGATTTAACGCAAGTGGAAATTTAAGCCTTCAAAAAAATCTTGGTCTTGGTGCGGCAACGCCCACAACATCAGGCACAGGCATCACCTTTCCCGCAACTCAATCAGCATCATCAAACGCTAATACGCTAGATGACTATGAGGAAGGGACATTTACACCGACTGTTACTTTGGGCGGTGGAAGTACTGGTATTACTTATTCAAGACAAGAAGGGAACTACACAAAGATAGGAGATACAGTCAGGATATTTATAGTAATAAACCTATCAAATAAAGGTTCTTCAACTGGCGTTATAAATATACAACCATTACCATTTACTCCTAATACTGGAGGAACTCCTATTAGTTTTATTATTGGAAGTTGGACAGGCTTAACATCTCAATTACAAGCCTATTTAAATACAACAAATATTTCTTATGAACTGTTAAATACTGGCACACAATCAGCCGCAACAAATAGTAATTTAACTAATTCATCAACAATGTATATTCAAGCAACTTACAAGGTATAAATTTAATTAACTTGATTGGATTATCAAGTCGGACACTTAACTTAAAAGGAAAATTATGTCACTTACAAAACAAACAGTCATTGACCAAATTACAGTTCAAGAGAACGGCATCGTTCTCTATCGTGAAGCCACACGCATCATGGAAGATGGCGTTCAACTAAGCCAAACCTACCATCGCTCAAGCCTCACACCCGCACAAGACCTGACAGGCATCCCTGCTAATGTCGTTGCAATCTGCAATGCGGCTTGGACAACAGAAGTCATTGCGGCTTATCAGGCGGCACAGGCTGCGGCTGAAGCTGCACGAAATGCTAATACTTAATCATGGATGCCGATGTTGATAAGCGCCTAGCGGTGCACGAAGCTATTTGCGCTGAGCGCTACAACAGCATTGCCAACTCACTCAAAGAGGGTGACCGACGCATGACCAAGATTGAGTATTTGCTTTACGCGGCAATTCTCACTGTGCTGCTTGGGCCAGGTGTGGCTGCCGAGTTTGTAAAAAAGATTTTTGGTTTATGAAAGACTGGGCCGTGGCAATCATTGCTGCGGTCTTGCTGGTGGCCACCATTGTCTGGTGCTTTTTTGTCATCATTTTGTTTTGGCCATGATCTATGCTTTGGTTTTGTTAGCAGCAGCTGAATACCGATGCACTAGGTGGACATGGACTGGCGATGTCTACAATCGCAAGGTTGTCTGCATCAAGTGGGAGAAAAGGAAATGATACCAATAGACCCGATGACAGCCCTAGCGGGCATACAGTCTGCCATCAGCATGGTCAAGAAGGCCAGCAAGGTGGCCAATGATCTAGGTTCGCTTGCCCCAATGATCGGCAAAATGTTCGACGCCAAGAGCACGGCCACCAAAGCAATGCTTCAGGCTAAGCGTGACAAGAAGGGATCCAACATGGGTGTTGCCTTGCAGATTGAAATGGCCCTAGAGCAGGCCCGTGCGTTTGAGGAAGAACTCAAAATGCTGTTCATGCAAACCGGCAAGATCGACGTATGGAACAAGATTAAAGCCCGTCAAGCAGAGATGGACAGGGACGACGCCAAAGAAATGGCGGCCATGAAAGCAGCCGAAAAAAAGGCCAAGGAAAAAGAACAAGAGATGAACGAGCTGGCCATGATCATTGCTGGCTGTGCCTTTGTGTTGTTCCTGGTGTTTGTGGGCGTTAACGAGATGATGGACTACTGCCAGCAAACTAAGCAGTGCGGCAATAACAGGCGATGAATCAGTATCAGAAAGACTTCGACCTGTCTTGCAGAATATTCTGTTATGGATGCGCTGCATGGTGGTTCTTGGGCTTTTTAAGGTTTCTGCCAGATGAGTTGTCCGATAAGATTGTTAACCTTTTATTGGCAAAGATTGGGTTATGAAAGTCACTCTTTATCAAGCCAACGCAAACATGCTTCGAGAAGCACAAAGGGTTATTCATCAGCAGAACATGGCAAGGTTGGCGGAGTTGAACAGACAAACCGATCAGCAACAGAAAGTGCAGGAGATCAAGACCCAGTGGGTTAAGGTCAATCAAGTGGATGTGATGGCATGAGATACTTATTGTTACTAATTTTATTAGCAGGTTGCGAAGACCGTTACAGGTATAAATGCCAGAACCCTGATTACTTCCATGCGGAAGAATGCCAGAAGCCAAAATGCTTGTTCACCCAGCAGTGTCCTGAGTACTTAGTTGCCCCCATCTTAGAAAAGAAAGTTAACGATGTTCAACCATCACAGGAAGCCACAAAATGAAAGTTTCTGAAGTTAAAAGCACAGAGGAAATGATTGAACTTCTGAAAGTTTATGGGTGGCTGTTTGCCGTGGTTGTTGTGATGCTTGTCTTTGGCCTCACAGTGTTTGCCATGCTCTATTCTGTGATCTTTGTGACGCAGCCAATCAAGTCAATGGCGCCGATTGACCAGGCATTTACCAAGCTCTTAAACGACGTGGTGCTTTTATTGGTCGGCAGTATCAGCACATTGATTGGAATGTTCGCCATCAATAAAGGCGCAAAATCAATTGCCGAGAGGATGAACCCAACTCCATCAATGCAGCCGATGTGTCAGCCCATGATGGGTGGCAGCTATGGCCAGCAATACGCGCCACCTCAATCAGCATATGGCTTGCCAAGCCAACCGTTTGGCGCCATGCCGGTTTGGAAAAACCCAGAGCTTGACGAGTCCTGGACACCAGGCCCACCACCCACGACACCACCGGAACACATGGAGCCGGACGAAGATCGTGAAGAGATCGCGGCCGCACGCAAGGAGGTTGACTGATGCTACCAATCCCGCTGCCATGGCTGATCGTCGGCGTCCTGGTGTCGCTGTTTGGAACGTACAGAGTCGGCCACCATTACGGCTGGCTTGAACGCGACAATGACATGAAGCTGGCCATCGCCAAAAAGAATGACGAGGCCCGCAAGAAAGAGCAAGAGCTTGGCAACAAGCTGCAAGACCAGGAAACCCAACTCAGAAAGGCTCAAGATGAAGTCAAGAAAAAACAGTCTGCTATGCATGAGCTTGCTCGGACTGGCAGGCTGCGCCTCCCAGCCCCAAGTTGTCCACAAACCACCGCAGATCCCACCCCTGCCCCAGGAAATAGCAGCTCCGATGCAAGCGAACTTGAGCGACAGACTATTGCAGCTCTTATCGACATCGCCGCAGAAGGAGACAAAGCAATCACCAAGCTCAACGCCTGCATCAGCAGCTACAACGAAGTGAGGAACCTTCTCAATGGTCAACAGTGATCAACTCAAACGCCTTGGCATCGATGTCAACCTGGTTGACGCATTCAATGAAACCTTTGATCGCTTCGGCCTGACGACCATTGTGCAGCAGGCATGCTGGATCGGGCAGTGTGGCCATGAGTGTGGCAACTTCAGGATCATGGAGGAGAATCTCAACTACCGTGCAGCCACGCTGCTAAAGTTGTTCCCTTTAAATCCTAAGCGCCCATGGGGATTCACGCCAGAGTCGGCTGCCGAGTATGAGCGCAAGCCACAGAAGATCGCCAATAGGATTTACGGCAACCGCATGGGAAACCGAGACGAAGCGTCAGGGGATGGCTGGCGTTTTCGCGGATCCGGCTTTCTTCAGCTGACTGGACATAGCAACTTCTACCACGCAGGGCAGGCGCTCGGCGTTGACTTTGTGATGGAGCCTGAGCTGGTGCGCACGCCCAGGTATGCTGCCCAAACTGCCGGCTGGTTCTGGCAGACCCATAAGCTCAACCAGTATGCCGACTCGGGCGACTACAAAATGATGACCAAAAAAATCAATGGTGGCTTCATCGGCCTGGATGACCGAATCCACCACATTGAAAAAGCAATCAAGATCCTGAAGTCTTGATCACTGAGCAGCACCCAGCGCATTGATCCGGCGCTGGTAGTTTGCTGTGTGCCTGACGCGCTTCATGGTATCGATGCGGTCAAGCGTCCCCTGGTTGCAGCCCTTCAGCTCTTTGAGGATTGTCATGCGTTCGCGTGCTGGTCGCTTGCCTGCCTTCGCAGTCTTCTCAGCCAACTCTTCATATGCATCGGCCCATTCGTCAAGCGTGTTGTGCACGCTGTGTGGCAAGTCTTTGCCTGGAACCATTAGGGCATAGCCGACCGTACTGATACCGAAGTCAACGTCAGTGTCGTCTTCATCGATGACAGCTGGCGCTTCTACCTGGGTCACGGCGTCGGTGATCTGATCGTTGACCGTCTGCAGTACTTCATCCACAGCGTTGACAATCTCTGGCTCGATGACGACTGGCTCGGCCATTGGCAGCTCGACTGGCTTGGCCACCAGATCAAGCGGGTTGGCAGGCTTGGCCACCGGCAGCGGCTTTGCTTCGTCTGGATAGTCCTGGGCTTCCTCGGCGGTGATCATGCCCTTGAGCACGTCAGGGAATGCGTCGCGTAGGGCAAAGCCGCGAGCTCGCATTTGCAGCATGCGCTTGGGGTATGCAGTCCACGGGCCGCCCTTGCCCCACAGGCCAGCGCGCTTGGCATCTTCGACAGAGAACTTCGTGACCACTGGCTTGCGTCCCTTGCGCTTGGCCACACACACAGCCACTGGGTTGGTTGTGCCTTCGCCCTCAAAGTATTCCTCGATGTCCTCGCACACTGGGCTGGATTGCACCAGGGCCATCATGGCATCGCCGTACACACTTGGCTTGCCATTGATCACTGCAATGTTTTGCAGCGCCTGCATGGGTGCCAGGCCCATTTCATAGCCCCACTGCACACACACCAGGACATCATTGGGCTTGCCCTGGTAGGCTTTGGGAACCATGCTTGAGCTGGCCAGCATTTCGCTGAATTGCATTGCTTCGCCCATGGTTGTGGGGGCAAAGCCTCTTTGGTTAGTGGTTTGGAGTTGCATCATTTTCCTCTTCGACGTAAGTTTGCATGGTGGTAAAAATCAGATTGGCCATGGCGTCGACGAACGCTTCGGCTTCCTCTTCTGTTGCGTTTGTTGCGTTTAGCATGGCGACGACGGCCTGCTCATACGCATGCAAAATGGCTGGATATTTCGGTAAATTCAAGAGACCTCCTTGATCGTCAGTGATGATTGACGAATGCTATAGGCAGGCTTGGCCGGAACCAGGCGCTCGGCTGCAGCTTTGTAGTTACGCATTGGCCAGCTGATGACGTAATGCCCAGCACGGCCACGCTCGGCCTGGCCAAGCAAGCTCTTAAGATGCTTCTCAGCGTCTTCGATGGCTGCTTCGGCAGCGCGAATCGCAGCCTTGTTGTGCGATATGACGACAGCCCAGTCCTCAGCTTCGCGGCCAAGATCAACCTCTTCCTTGCTGGCAGCTTGCGGGTAAATGCGGTCAAGCTCTTTGCTGCTGGCCGGTGGATACCAGTCGATCTCAGCTGTCTTTGTGTACTTGTCCAGCTTATCCTGGAAGTCATGCACAGCACGGGCAATGGCTGCCTGCGTCTCTTTGTGTGGTGCAAACAGGAACACGCGCAGCTCGATGCCCTGGTACAGCACACACACAGCGCCCCACTTGTGGCCGGTGACCAGCATTTGGCCCTGCAATTGAATCGGGCCACGCGCCAGGTGAGGCACGTCCTCTGGCATGGTCTTGGTCAGCTTGGCTTCGAGCACGCCAGGGCCGTCCAGGATGATGCTGTCCTGGCCAACCACATAGATGCCATTGTCTGGGTCTGACGTGACCTCCTTGCCATTGCTGTGGCCAACGCCATCCAGGCTGCAGCTGAGCGGGATCACCTCATGCGTGAAGGCTTTGTTGATCTGAGTGTCAACGTCTATCAGGCCAAGGCGATTGGCCGCCTCCTCCAAGATCACTGGCTCCAAAGTGTTGCCCCAGCCCATGGCTTCATTGCCAATGTCGGGGCGCTCTTTGCCGTCAATGGCATTGATGCTGAACTGCAGCTCATCATTGGGCGTGCTGTACTTACTGAACCCCATCAGTCCTGGCAAGCGGCTGGCGCTCATTGCTTTGTCGTCTGTTAATTTTCCGGCCATGGTTTACTCCTTAGTGGCTGCTAGTGAATACACACGCACAACCCGTGCATGTGCTTGAGGATGGACGGCTTCTGTAAAACCGACCGTCGTGAATTGTTTGGTTCGGAATACGGCCCCGAGCACCGATGGGTGAACGCCTGACGGCACTTCAATGAATTGCCTGATGTCATTGATTGACACCTGGCCATTCTGTTTGCAAAGCATTACAGCCAGAGCACGGCAGCGCTCTAAGAACTGGTGATCGCGCTGCTCAAAGATGTCAAGCTGGCGCTGCTTGATGTCGCGGCCGGCGCTCTTCATGATTGAATCCTCTGGATCTGTTTGGCCACTAGCCAGTTATCGCCAAGCCTGCGGATCGACTTGACCCACTGGCGCTGATACGAGCGGATCGTTGCAGGCGGTGCGTCGTAAGTGGCAAAGATGGTGCGAACGTGCTTCAAAAATCTGGTGTTCATGATCAGCCCCTCCATGCCAGCAATACACCCCAGCCACCGAAGACCAGGAACGTGCCAACCACATAGGCTGCATCGATCAGTTTTTCTTTCGTCATGATTTTCTCCTTGGTTAAGCTCTTGCGAGCAAGTTGGAAACCTGGCTTGCGTGCCAGACTGTGCCGCCCCTGGCGGTCTCAATGCCGCGAGCTGTGAGCTCGGCAGCAATGTCTCGAAGTGTGGCAGTGGCCATGCGTGCCTGGATGTCGCGCACCATGGGCAACATGCGTGCAGCGTATGCGTCTGCTTTGGTCTTGATGCTGGCCACACCAGCTGCGCTGCCAACTGTAGGGGTAGGGCAGCCCAAGCGTGTGCCACGGGCCTTGGCTTGTGCCAGGGCAGCCTTGGTGCGCTCGCTGATCTTGCGTGCTTCCCACTCAGCAAACACAGCAGACATTTGCAAGAAGGTGCGGTCAGCTTCTGGCATGTCAGCGCAAACGAATGGAACACCTGACTCAAGCAGGCCGGAAATAAAGTGAACATTACGTGCCAGGCGATCAAGTTTGGCGATCACCAGGACAGACTTTGTACGCTTGGCAAGGCTCATAGCTTGAGCCAGCTGCACACGATCTGTCTTGCGGCCAGACTCGACCTCTGTGAACTCAGCAACCAGCTCCTGGTCACCGACGTGCTGCGCAACAGCCTGGCGCTGTGCATCCAAGCCAAGACCTGACTGGCCCTGGCGATCTGTAGAGACTCGGAAGTATGCGACGAACTTAGTCATGATCAAGCTCCCACCAGTGCATTGATGGCAGCACGCTTGGTGTTAAACGCAGCGTAGAACTCAGGGCCGTGGCCGTAGGTCTTAGTCAGTACCCAGCCTTCGCTAGCCTTGAGAACGCTGTATTGAACGAGGTTGCCAGCGATCCAGCCTGAAACGTAGTAGAGGCCAGCGTGAAGGCGTGAGATGGTTGGTTTGTTTGTCATGTTGAACTCCTTTGCACGTCATCTGTGCGTTGAACATGTGAGAATTCTAGCACACATCCGATATCGGTCAACAATCCCCAAAACATAGGGACTTACCCTAGTATTCAAATAAATTTGCAACACTACTGTGCAAAGTGATAGCGCGGAGATATACTTTTGTGCATGGAAAACACACTTAAACCATTTCTCACCAGGTTGCGACCTGAGACCCGCATGCTGCTTGACAAGGCAGCTGAGGATCAACGGCGCAGCATTTCATCATTGATCGACCAGTGCGTGCGTGACCAGCTGCAGCCTCGCTATGGCCAGCTGACACCGCGCCTTGATCGGTTCTTATCTGGGATCAAGCAATGAGCGAATCAGAAGCCAACAAGATGCTGGACATGGCCAGAGAGGGTCAGCCGATCCCCAACGAGATCCTGGCAGAAGCGTTGAGCCTGACGGGTGAGAGCCAACAGAAGCCACCACCACTGAGCAGCGACCTGGTTGCCTATGTGGCCAGCATGCGCCAGGCAGGCTACCTATGAGTGCAGCCATCTACTTCGTTGTGCCAGGAGCGCCGGTCGGCAAGGGGCGGCCACGCGCCAGCAGCAGGGGCGGCTTTGTGCGTATGTACACCGACGCCAAGACGCTGTCATACGAAGCCATCATTGCCAAGCAGGCAGGCTATGCCATGGGCACGCTAGAAGTGCTGGCCACACCCATCAGCATGCGCATTGTGGCGCTCTATCCGATCCCGGTGAGCTGGTCAAAGCGCAAGCAGCTGCAGGCACTCAACGGCGAAGTGATACCAGGCAAGCCAGACCTGGACAACGTGGCCAAAGCCGTGCTGGACGCGCTCAATGGCGTGGTTTATGAGGACGACAAGCAAGTGATCAGGCTTGTCATTGAAAAAAGCTATTCTTTCGAACCTCGCGTCGAGGTTTATGTTCATGAGGTATTGAAGTGAGTTTTGCAAAACACCAGGTTAGCCTGACCGGCAGCCGAGTCAATGGCCAGCCGTTCAAGCTGTGCCACCGCTGTGAAGAGAAGCGCCCACCAGAGGGCGGAGTGCAGACCAGCCCACGGCGTTGGTATTGCGCTGTCTGCTGGGTTGACAAGATGAAGGGCAAGCGATGAGAAAGCGCAGTAAGTACAGACCGCGCCAGGTCTTGCCCGATCCAGTGGCATGGGTGATCAACGGGTTCAAGCCCATGAGCTCACACAAAGAGGCCATTGGTCTGAAGATTAAGAACCACCAGGCGCTCTTTGATGTGACTCAGGGCGATGGTGACAAGCAGCAAGTTGACGTGTTGATTGCGGCCATGAACATGGCTGAGGCGTTGCACATTGTCAACCCAGATCTTGGCAAGCAGTACGCAGCCGAGGTCAAGGCTGCCCAGGATGCCATCTACACCATGGCCAAGCGCGGTGTGGCCAGAGGTCGGTTTCTGTTTACGGGGCCAGAGTTGCAGGCTATCAACACCGGCATGGAAGTGCACGATGCCCAGCTCGATGCCTGCACAGTGGCAGAGCTGGAGTCGGCCATCAAGTTTGTGTATGAGGCCATCAAGCACCGCCGTGCCAGGCCAATCGTGGAGGCTGCAGCATGACCAGGCAATGCCCACTGTGCAACCAGGTCAAGCCACAGACCAGCGGCAAGCTCATGCGCGTGCTGGGCATGCGTCGCTGGGTGTGTGCTGCGTGCTACCAGAAAGCCAGGAAGTGAAGCGGCCATGGAAACCCCACTACTACCGCCACAAAGGCCCGCTGGAGCCCGACAGGACGATCTTGCTCATGGCAGTGGCCAGAGAGCTGCTGACGACCTGGGAGCTGACCAGAGACAAGGCCAACGTCGACCGGCACTTGGCTGCAGTCGAGAAGACCTACGGGGCTGGCTCAGAGCAGCTGGTGAGGACGTACATGCACTGGGTTCGCCAGAATGAACGCAATGGTTGAACCCATCAAGTTTGAGCTGCCAAAGAAGCCCAGGATCAAAGAGCAGGAACCACTACCAGACCAGCGAAAGGTCTGCGTGATCCCGTTCAGAGCTGTGTTTGACAAGAAGCTCAGTCACGGTGCACTCCAGGCATTGGCAGCGCTGTGCGCGTACTGCAACCGTGCAGGCGTCACATGGGTCAGCCAAGGCAGGATCGCTCAAGACCTGGGCATCACCCAGCAAGCAGTGGCCAAGCAGTACAAGCAGCTCAAGGACAACGGCTACTTGCAGATAGTGCGAAGAGGATTCAGAGGACAGCGCTCAGACACTCTGCGCGTAGTGTTCGACCCAGATATCACAGCGGAGGATGCAATCACCATGACAAGCAACAAGGAGGACACACGGCCACCGGCCATCATTGAAGAGCAAAGGAGGCAAGCACAAGAGATCGACAAAGAAGGCCAGGCCAGGATCGCCAGGCTCATCAGCAAGGCACTTAAGAAACCACTCAACCAGGAGAAAACCATGCCCACATCAGGACAGACCAGGACGGTCAAAAAGATGAAGGAAGACATCCAAAAAGCCAAGTCAAAGCGCACCATAGGAACAACTAAACCTGTGGAAAAGACTGTGAATAACTCTGTAAACAATGACAAAAATGAGCTCTCCATTAACAACCTGGAGGTTGTGGATGATAACAACCTGGAGGTTGTGCTTAACTCAGAAATTAACTATAGAGAAGTACTTAGTAAAGATAAACCTAAGAAAGAATTAAACTTAGATTTAAATAAAAGAGAAGATCTAAGATGTGTTCTAAACAACGAAGCAATTGTGAAATTGATTGAGTACGGTATGACCGAAGCTGAGATCGATGAAGGTCTGACAACGCTGCTGGCGGTCTACAAAGCCGAGGGACTGACACCCAAGCCTCAACACCTGGTTGATGGATTGATGCAGATGAAGCGGGATGCCACATGACCGAAGGCATCACCAACCCACCTAGATCGATCCATACGCCACGATCGCAGGCCATCCTAGACATGGGTAGCCACTCAATGCTTCAATCGCTTGTAGGCCGTTTAATCGGTTCTGTACAAAGCTCAAACGAACGTATGGATTTTGTACAAGCCAAAGGTATGCTGCGACGTGTGCCTTGGAAAGCGGCCTCAACCTATATGCGCCAGCGCTACGCCTGCGATAACGCGCCTGTTGACGAGCGCGTAGAAATCGATGCCTTTCCCCCTCCCCCCTACCGTAGCGATACGGGGGTCACCCACAATTTTTCCTCCACTTTTCCCTGAAAGGGTTAACACTATGAAATTCAGAAAGAAGCCTGTTGTCATTGAGGCCACGCAATGGTTCAAGATGGGCGACCACCCGGAAGTTTTGGATGGGCCACTGGATAGGTGCCCGGAGTTTGTTTACGAGCACCATGGCTGGATTCAAACATTGGAGGGTGGCCATATCGTCACCCCCGGCGACTGGATTATCACGGGCGTGAAGGGTGAGCACTACCCATGCAAGCCTGACATCTTTGCGGCCACCTATGAGGCAGCTGATTGATTTTTTTCCCAGCATTCTATGGGAATTTGTAAACTTGCCAACTGAAAGGACATTTATGGCATACGAACTAAAACCAGGACAGGGCTCTGCCTTTTTTAATAAATTCAAGACTGAGGACTGGCATGCGCCGTACAAGGGTGAGGTTGTGCTACCTGACGGGACGCTGTGCTTTTTGGACATCAAGCCTGGAAAGACGCAGGCGGGTGAGCATTGGTTCTCTGTGAAGATTGGCAAGCCTAAGCCTCCGAAGGCTGCAGCGCCGGTGTCTGAGCACAGCCAGGAAAAGGCCAATGCTTTTGTGGTTGACATTGACGACGACATCCCCTTCTGATGGCTACCAGGAAGCAACCGACGCAGATCCCCAGTGTGCAGGGCTGGGGTGGTACGAGATCGATTGAGCGCAGGCTTGAGCGGTCTACCACCTTGGCTGGCAATCGGGAGGCTGTGGCTTATGCGCTGCTGTGCATGGCCAACACGAAGATCTCTGACATCATGACCTGGGATGAATCTGGCAATGTGACGGTTAAGGCTGCACACCAGATCCCTGAGCATGCATTGACGTCGATCAAGTCCATCAAGCAAAAGGTTGACCGGGACGGCAACTCAACGCTTGAGATTGAGCTTTATGACAAGGTCGGGGTGCTGCGCATTCTGGCCAAGGCTTCTGGCTTGCTGGACAACCCAGATGAGTCTGACAAGCCATCGGTGATCGGGATCAACATCAAGTCACCGATCAATGACATTGTTGACGTGAAGGACTGATATGACCATTGACAAACAACTTGCTCAGAGGGTCATCGATGTGCTGAACCTGGAACTCGACACTGACCTGTCAGACCGGGCCTGGGAAGACATCTGCGACAAGAAGCTGGAGCTGCGGCAAGAGCTGCGCCGGCTGATTGGGGATCGATCTTGCCCGCCATGCCATGGAAACTGTTTTCAAGGGCGTAATTGCCCAGCAAGGAAGTAATGAGCCGCACCAAAGAACAAAGCTCCAAGCAGATGCCCTCAACGGGGCTGAACCTGGACTTCAGCGCCAGCCCAGAGGTCTGGGCCTTTTTGCAAAGCAATGCGTTTGTGCGCGGGATGATGGGGCCGGTGGGGTCGGGTAAGTCCTACGCATGCGCTGCCGAGATCATGATGCGTGCTGTCAAGCAAAAGCCCTCGCCCATTGACGGCATCCGCTACTCGCGGTTTGCCATTGTGCGAAACAGCTACCCCATGCTGAAAACCACCACGATCAAGACCTGGATTGATCTGTTTCCAGAGTCCACGTTTGGGCCTTTACTTTGGACACCGCCAATCACCCACCACATCAAGCTGCCCAGCCGGGGTGATGCAGCCGGCATTGACTGCGAAGTGATCTTCCTGGCCCTTGACCAGCCCAAGGACGTGCGCAAGTTGCTGTCGCTTGAGCTGACGGGTGCCTGGGTGAACGAAGCCAGGGAATTACCGAAGGCCGTGATCGATGGATTGACCCACCGTGTTGGCCGTTACCCAACCAAGCGAGATGGCGGGGCCACCTGGTCAGGCATTTGGATGGATACCAACCCGATGGATGACGACCACTGGTGGTTCAAGCTGGCAGAGAAGGAAAAGCTCACCGGCCAGTTTGCCTGGAAGTTCTTCAAGCAGCCTGGTGGCGTGGTGCCGGTCGATTCTGAAGACCTGCCCGAGATGCCCGAGGCCAACGATCACATCTTTGCTGCCAACAAGTGGTGGCGGGTAAACCCTAGAGCTGAGAATCTGAACAACTTGCCTGCTGGCTACTACCTGCAAATGCTGGGCGGCAAGACGCTGGACTGGATTCGCTGCTATGCCGGGGGCGAATACGTCTATGTCCAGGAAGGCAGACCCGTCTGGCCCGAGTATGACGACTCTGTCATGTCTGGCGACACCGATATTGACCCCAATGTGCCCATCCAGGTGGGCCTGGACTTCGGTTTGACCCCTGCAGCCACCATTGGCCAGCGACTACCCAATGGCAGGTGGGTGATTCACCAGGAAATCGTCACGTTTGACATGGGCCTGGAGCGGTTTGGCACCCAGCTGCTGGCTGAACTCAATGCCCGCTACCCCAACCACCAGGTTCTGATCTGGGGTGACCCCGCCGGTATGGCCAGGGACGCCATCTATGAGGTCACAGCGTTCGATTTTCTGCGAACACTGGGGCTCAAAGCCCAGCCAACGGCGTCCAATGACTTCAAAGTGCGCCGGGAAGCGTCAGCAGCCCCCATGCAGCGCCTGGTGATGGGCAAGCCTGGCTTGATTGTCAACCGCGAGTGCAAGCTGCTGCGCAAAGCGCTGGCCGGTGGCTACCACTTCAAGCGAGTCGCGGTGGGTGCCGGGCATGAGCGCTTCAAAGACGCGCCAAACAAGAACGAACACTCGCACATTGGCGACTCATTCGGCTACCTGATGCTGGGCGGTGGCGAATACAACCGAATGACCCGCACGCACCAGCTGGGTGGCCGCGCTCCTGGCATGGCCACCGCTGTTTTGGACTTCGATATCTTCTCATGACAGACCTGATCGACACCGTCAACGAAAAGCTGGCCTGCACCGGCTGCTATTTTGAGCCGATCACCGATTGGCACATCGAACGCTTGAAGCCATATGTCAAAAGCCCATTTCCTATCGACGCCCTGGACACCATTCACTTCAACATGGAGCGTGGCCCAAGTGGCGCCCTGTACTACAACGGCAAACTGCTGGGCATCATCGGCGTGGTTGTGTTGTGGCCGGGTGTCGCAGATGTCTGGACGATCATTGACGACAGCGTGAAGCGCCAGTTCAAGCGCCAGCTGATTGTCGGGGTGAGAACTGCTCTCGATATCGCTCAGATATCTATGTGTTTGACCCGTGTACAAGTAGCAATAGAATCTCATGCAGATTATTCGCAGAGCTGGCCGCTGGCGCTGGGCTTTACGCTTGAGGGCGTGATGCGCAACTTCGGAATGGACGGCTCAGATTACACACTCTACGGGAGGATCAGACCATGCCAGCAATAATTCCATTTCTTGCACCGGCGGCAACGATTTATGCAGTAAACCGTTCTCAAAGCGCAGCAAATAAAGCCAGGGAGCAATCAGCTGCAGCTCAAGCCTCAGCAATTGAGCAGGCCACTAAGAACCGAGCAGAAGCTGCTGCTCAAGCTGCTGCTGCGCGTGAAGCCGCTGCTGCAGAAGCAGAAAAGACCAGAACCGCCGCCATGACCGAGGCTGAAAAGAACCGTGCAGCTGCTGCGGCACAGGCTGAAGCATCCAGGCTAAGCGCATCAGAAACAGCCAGGCTCACCCGTGATCAGCAAGCTGCCCTTGCAGCACAGCAAACCAGTTTGACCCAAGCTCAGATCGATGCACAAAAAGCAGCGACCGCTGGCGGTCTTGAGCAGGCCCGACTATCTGCTGCACAGCAAAAAGAGATGATGGCCAGTTTGACCATGCAACAGCAGCAATCTGCAGAAGCTGCCAAGGCCCAGCTCTTCCAGCAGCAAAAGCAGTACGAAGAGCAAAAAGCGTCAATGCAGAAGCAGGCCAAAGACCAGGCAGCTGCACTTGATGCCGAGCGCCGCAAGATTGCTGAGCGCGAATCTTCCCAGATGACCGCACGCCGCCGCGCTGGCCGCCGCTCCTTGCTGTCAACTGCCAGAATGACACCAGAGCTTGGCCTGGCACCAGCAGCCAATGACGAAAACCAGCTGAAGACGCTGCTGGGAGCTTGACATGGCAGTCATCAAGCCTGTCAACAGTGTCTTTGAAGAGATCGATGGACAGCTGATCTCGCCGCTAAACGATGGCAACTCAAGCCCATTCGTTCCGACTGTCAGTGAGGAAGACAAAGCTGCTGGATTTCAAGCAGAGCTGGATCGACTTGCTGCTGAGAACGAGGCCAAGATTAGGGCAGAGGACGAAGCTGCTGCGGCCAAGCTGAAAGCTGAGAACGACGCAGCACTGGCCAAGCTCCTGGCTGACGAAGAAGCATTCAAGAAGCAACAAGCTGATCTTGATGCAGCGACCAAAGTCCAACTTGAAGCGCAGGCTAAAGCCGATGCCGACGCATTTGCAAGAGCGCAAGGTGAAATTGCCGCCATGGTTGCAGCTGAACAGCAACGAATGGCCGAGACAGCAGCTGCATACCAAGCCCAGCAAGCCGCTGCACAAGCTGCTGCAGCTCAAGCAGCCAAAGAGGCTGAAGCTGCGCAAGCAGAGATTGCCAGGCAGCTTGCCGAAACGCAGCGCATATCTGCAGAGATGACTGCTAAGAGCAAGTCGGAAATGGAAGCCATACAGCGCACCTCTGCAGCCAAGATAGCGGGAAGCCGCAAAGCTGGCCGCTCAGCAGGTGATCGCTCATTGTTGGCAGGCTACGGCGCTGCAGATATTGGCGCGCCAACGCTTGGTGGCGGTGGAAGTTTAGGTGGCCGAGGCGGCAGCCTGGGCGTATCAGGAACACTGGGAGTATGACTATGAAAATTGAAATTAGCATCGAAAAAAACGGCGAAGAAAAAGAGATGGAAGACGAAGAGCTGTCTCCAGAGAAGATTGCCGAGATGGCCAAGAAGCTCAAGAGCGCCACGCTCAGCCGCAAGGATCGAAAGATGCTGGCCGACGCCCTGCTCAACGAAGAAATGGACGACTGAAATGGAATACGCAAACAGCGCAAAGGGCGGCAAGCGCTTAACGCCCGAAGAGATCATCAAGCGGCAATCGCTGGCGCAGACAAAGAAGGATGAGTTTCAGCAGCTCTACCAGGACGCCTATGAGTTCGCCCTGCCCCAGCGCCAGCTGTATGGCGTTTGGGAAGGTGGTGCTGTTGGCGCCAAGAAGATGCAGCGCGTCTTCGACAGTACAGCAATCAATAGCACCCAACGGTTTGCTAACAGATTGCAGTCGGTGGTGTTCCCACCGCAGCGCCGCTGGTGCCGCTTGGAGCCCGGTCTTGACATCCCAATGGATCGCAAGCCACAGGCCCAGGCCATCCTTGAGCTGTACGGCGAGAAGATGTTTGCCATCTTGCGTCAGTCCAACTTCGACATTGCCATGGGCGAGTTCTTGCTCGACCTGGCAGTGGGCACCGCTTGCATGATGGTGCAGCCAGGCGACGACGTGAACCCGATCAACTTCATCCCCGTGCCGCTGTTCCTGGTGAGTTACGAAGAAGGCGCCAATGGCCAGGTTGACAATGTCTACCGCCGCATGCGCTTGAAGGGCGAAAGCATTCAGCGCCAGTGGCCAGATGCCGACATCCCGCAAGAGATGCAACGCCGCATTGCTGACAAACCAACTGATGACATCGAGCTGCTTGAGGCCACGATCTATGACGCAACACGCGGCGACTACTGTTACCACGTCATTGATAAGGTCAGCAAAGCAGAGCTGGTCTACCGCCGCCGCAAGGTCAGCCCTTGGGTGATCTCGCGCTACATGAAAGTGGCCGGTGAAATCTACGGTCGCGGCCCGCTCATGACAGCTCTGCCCGACATCAAGACGCTGAACAAGACCATCGAGCTGCTGCTGAAGAACGCATCGCTTGCAGTCTCTGGCGTCTACACCGCTGCCGATGACGGCGTGCTCAACCCCAACACGGTCAAGATCGTGCCAGGCGGCATCATCCCCGTTGCGCGCAATGGGGGCCCACAAGGCCCATCGCTCATGGCCCTGCCCCGTTCTGGCGACTTCAATGTGTCGCAGCTGGTGATCAACGATCTGCGCGGTAACGTCAAGCGCATCTTGCTGGACGAATCCCTGCCCCCAGAGAACATGAGCGCCAGGTCTGCCACCGAGATTGTCGAGCGCATGAAGGAGCTGTCGCAGAACCTGGGCAGCGCGTTTGGCCGACTGATCAACGAAACCATGATTCCCGTGGTCACCAAGATTTTGGAAGTCATGGACGAGCGCGGCATGATCGATCTGCCTTTGCGGGTCAATGGCCTGGAGGTCAAGGTGTCTCCCACATCGCCATTGGCCAACGCCCAGGCAATGGACGAAGTCAACGCGGCGCTGCAGTTTGCCCAGATCACCCAGCAAATGGGTGCCGAAGGTCAAGTGGCCGTCAAGTTTGGCGACATGATCGACTACCTGGGCGACAAGCTGGGTGTGCCTGCTTCGCTTCGCAATAGCGCTGCAGAGCGTGCGTTTGCCATTGAGCAGCAGCAAGCTCAGCAGGCCCAGGCCATGGCAGCTCAAATGGCCATGCAGCAGCAGGGCATGGCACCGCCTGGTCAGCCTGCCTTACCAGCACCGCAGGGAGCGCCCGCATGAGCTGGGATGAGCTCGACGCCATCGGCCAGGTCGATATTCGCGAAGCTACCCAGCAGCGCGATGACCTGGCGCGCCTAACACTTCGCGTGTTTTCAACCGAGGACGGCAACAAGCTGCTGACCTGGTTGCGCGACATGTATGTGAATGTGCCCATCGCCGTGCCGGGCACAGACCCGTCCCATG